TTATTTTTCTTCCCCGCCGTTACATAATCAACACCTTTTTTCATATAAGTAGAAGTATCAATTGCGTTAATTTCTTGCTGCACAAAGGCTGTTGTTGCTAACTGAGTCGTATTAGTACCTGTGAGTGCTGTTGGTGCAGTGGGAGTTCCAGTTAGAGAGGTATTAACAAGAGCATCGCCTATTGCAGAATTCAATACAGATTGAGTAACTGCAGTTCCAGAATCTACTGTTATTGATATTTGGTTACTTGAATTTAGTTTAAATGAACACCATAATTCAAAGATAAAATCCTCAACAGTATCAATTGATACAGGCGTATCACTATCATATATAGCAAAGTCCTGAGCAACAATTTCACCCTCAACTAATGCCTTTAATATGATTCTATTAATATTATAAGGGCTAGAATCAGTAGAATGATAAAAAGCAGTTGCTACAGATTGGCCACCATTTGCCAATTCTTTCTTACCAACTATTGCTCCTGTCTGTCTATAATCCGCAGTTCCACCAGAGACATAGTAAGCTTCCGGGGCCTGTAATGTAACTGTTTTTGTTTCCGGCCAATTATTTATAGCTCATTGAGATAAACTTCCAGTCCAAGCCATTATTTAACCTTTCTATTGTGCTAAACTAGATACTGTAGATAGATAAGTTGATGTAATAGGCATAGCACTATAAGTTATTACATCTTCCGCATACACTAAATATCTATTACTTGTTATCATATAATATTTATCTGGTTCAAATTGAGTAGGTGGTTGTTGTAAATTTCTAAACCTACCATCAGAACCTTTTTCATAAAATTCATAATATTTCCATTCAAATAAAGATTTTTCTGAACCTTTGTAATCGAACATTATATCTTCTTGTATAGGACCAACATATATATCCTCTTCGTTAACAAAAAACATCTTTGGAAGATAATATTTATCTGCTTCAAAGGTTTCTGCAGAAGTTAACTGAACAAATTTATTATCTACCTTTTTATAGAAATAGAAATAATACTCTGTAAATGCTTCAGGCTCATTTTCTAATTGAATAAATACAAAATCTTTGAGAACTATTACATCATCCTCTTCTGTATAATAGTTTGTATCGGAATAAACATCAATTAAGTTTACCTGGTTCATTAACTTATTAATGAATGGATCTTTATATGCTTCTGGAATACCTTGATCTTTATTATAAAAGTTTTCAGTTCTAATAGAATCCGATAACCATGTATCTACAATCAAGAACTTTCCAGTATTTTTATCAACTAACCAAGTTTCTTTATCTAAAGATTTATAAAAATAGAATGAATATTGATAGCCAACAGGCATTATGTATTTAAATAATTCTTCCAATACATAAAATTCTTGAACAGCCGATTCAATAGCAATCAATATGGTATGATTCGGAACTACTATTGAACCTTCCATTTCTGCCGAATCAGTATTAACTATCTTTATAATTACTTTTGTCTTTATATTTAAGGCTTTTAGAAATACATATATTGCTTGTTGAATTGATGTTAAAGATCCTTTGTTTTTAATAATATAAGGGAAGCCTCGAAGTATTCAACGAAGAATACCATCATCCATATCATAATTTGTAAAGAATCCTAATTTTGTTTTTAATAATGGAAGAATTCTAGTTTCACATTCCTTAGTATTTGTTATAAGTGACAAGGTGTTTATATCTTGCTTCACCATATTAAAAATAACATTAAATGCACGTAAGAAAAATTGAAAATCTCTTGATTCTTCAACATATACTGGAGGAACACAATTCTCTAATAATATCATTTATTACCTCGAGGATATCTTAACAGTTGAATTCTTAAAGTTTGTATCATATTTACAAAGAGTATAACTATTATAGATATGATGTGGATTTAAGAAACTTTGAGGATCTAATGGATCTTCTATTAATATATTCTTAGGAACCTGATATGTATATTGGAATTCATTGTCAACATCAAATTCCATTAAAAGATCCATATAGTTATAAAAATTATCAACAGTTATATTTTCTGGTTTTACATATCTATATAACTTATTTATAACAATTGATTTCATGTCCGGTGTTATAAAATGATCCAAGGTTAAAGTTAATGTATATACATCAGGGTTTATATCAATGTTGAAATAATACATTCCATTATTAGATAAATTATAATCAGTCTTTGTTCCTATTGGATATAAAATCTTAGTACCACCACTCCAACTTAATGTTGCAGTAACAGAAGCAGTAGACATATCGTCATTTGGATTATAAATTGATAAGATATATCCCTCTCCCATAGTATCATCGGTTGCTGGGACAGAAAATTCAATATCAATTTCTTCTGGATCATCTAATGTAAGTCTATTTTCAAATGTTACAATAGCGCCACCAGAACTTCTATAAATACAGTTGGATTGATTTCTACTTTTACTATATACATATATCTTATTAAAGACTTTGTTCCTATCCTCATCATAAGTATAAGTATAAGTTTTTCCTGTGGCACTTATAACATCCAATTTCATTTTACTTTGAATAACCACAGGATATTCAATATTACCGGAAATTGGTGGATCTTCTCCATCTATTCTAATAACGGTAGAATCATCCATCAAAGTTAGATCAACATGCTGACCTGAATATAAAACTTGTTCTTCGTCTTCCCCTACTGCTAGTGCTAATATAGCTTTTGCTCTTCAATTATCAATATTACCCATATTAGGAAGAGTATTTTCATAATAGGAAGGATCAGTTTCATGACCAGTAATATCGTTGAATGTATATTTTATTGTTTGTATCTTATCAAGTTCTGTGTCTGCATAACTATTTATATTATAAGATCCTGATTCACTAAATACAAATAACACATAAGCATCTGAACCAAGGTTTACATACTGTTGTTCTGTAATGACTAAACTAGCACCATTTTCTGGCCAAGCAAATCATTTTCCTTCTAGAGCACTAAGACCAACGGATGTAATCTTACTTTGATTGATTACTGGAACTGACCACTCTTCTGTAAAATTGGTTGGTCTTTCAATTCTTGTTCCTGCCCCAAGAATATTTAATCCACTACCATTTAAACTTTCATAATAGAAATATTCCCCTATTCCTAAGGTATATGAATAAGATGGTAATTTCATTCATTTAGTTGGATCAAAATCCCCAGCAGATGTATCTTCTATACATTGATAGTACTCATTATAACCAGTTAAACTATCACCAACTTCTATATACACTTTATTTCCTATATTATAAGTTGATGAAGGTTGATATTGTTGGATATTAGTATAATCATCAAATAAAACATATCTGTTATCGTTTTTATTGTCTAAAACCCAATAACAGTTATAATTACTATGTAGCGAAACTGTATTTCTATGCTTTATTTGTATAGTTTTGTTTTGAGATAACCAGTTAACAACAGTTACTGCATAATCATTTTCTGTTGATGATATTTCTCTATACATATCACTATTTGTCATCTTTCTAACTGATTGAGAAGTTCCAACATTTGTGACATGTGATGCAAGATCTTGTAAATCTGAAGGTACAGTAGAGCTGTAAGCTGACATAGAAAATGATGGGGTAACAACAAATCCTTCTGAATATACCTCATACTTATATGGGTCGGCACTTTCATCTGTTTCCTTCCAAAACAGGAATAGATAATCTGAAGAAGTTAACTCATAATTCTTATCAGCACTAATAGAAGATGATGATATTAGAAGATATTTAACATAGTTTGAAAACTTTGAACCTTCAATAAGATTTGTAGTACAAAATCTAATATTTTCGTCATTTCTTAATTTATAGTAGTTTGAAACATTACTTATATCAAATTCAGTACTAGTGGTAATACTTTTAACATTTTCTACTATTGAATTGTTCAAATTACCAACTATATCTAATTTTTGTACTTGATTTATATCATAATCAAATTCATTGTCATTAACATAGAGCGCAGTCACTCCCTGTAAAACAGATTTGATATAAATCTCATCTTTTATTCTATCAACTGGATTTATTTCTATCATAAACCAGTTACCATTAGTTGCTCTACTTAAAATATTATCAGGGTCATTTACATAACTTGACATATCATTTACTAATACAGCAGATGATTCCTCACCGTTAGTTATACTAGATAATGACCAACTACCATGGTCATACCCCTCAATATATTTAAAGATATATAAACCCCAACTCAGATCCGAACTATTTGTAGAAGATCTAAATGAAGACGAAGCAGTAATATTTTCAAACAATGGATTGTTATAAGAATATAAATAAGGCTCAGTTTCACTTGTATTTGAAAGTAAAACATCCCTAAATTCTTTTCCATTCCAGTAAGTAGCATAAGTTTTTAAATCTATGTTTAAAATAGCAGTTGAACTTATTCTTTCATCAGAATTTGTAATTATTTTTTCTAATGCTTGTGGGGTTATACTTTCCCCAAACTCAATCTGCTGAGAATTAAGATTTTCATAGATTGCTTTCTTAATGCTCTCTATAACTTCTTCCTGCTCAATTTCGTCAAGAGTTCTTATCGGGGTTATTCTACAACTTATTGGATAAAGATTTTTGAATAAACAATAATGAGATCTAAAATAATCTTTTCTTTCATAATAAGTAGTATCTGGATCTCACTCTGTACCTTCTGGAACTATCACATAGTCATCTCCATCTTTTGTATAATAAGTTCCATAATCCCAATCATAAGGTTCCCCGTCCAATGGAACATAGTTGTTTGGATCCTGTTCTGGAGTTCTTATATCCATGAACTCATGCGGGATTGCTTTTAAATCATTTACATATAACTTTATAGCAGATTGTTCTTTATTGTTTAAAAGCTGGAATGAAGTATCATATTCATAATCAGTATCAATAGTAGCTGAAGAGTAATTCAGAGCATATAATTTGATATCATATGCAGTAAGCGTAGATAAATCTTTATGTCTATCTACCTTGTTAATTAAAGTGCTAAAATCGTTTACCGATGACATTACTTTATAGGAGCATTGAATATCGTTAGTTCTATCAGCAACAATAACATTCGATGCTAGTTGAGGACCGTTAATGATAGCATTAATATAATCTCTCAATGTAATTAAAGTATTGAATGTCCCTATGGTATGGCGATAATTTTTATAGGCTTCATTAAGAGTTTCTTTATCTCTACCACCTTCTCCAGAAACTATGTTACTTAATTCTATAATATCTGTATTGATATTTATTGTGGCTTCATCGCCATTAGCATATCTTAAAACCGATGGTAAATCATTATAAAATCTTTCAATAGATTTGTAAGGGATATCACCCTCTTTACCCCTAGTTTGGATATATACTAATCTAATACCATTTTTAAATATAGTTTCTGCGTCATCTGGAAATTCCACATAGCATATGTTAGAGATTGGGAGTACACCAAAACTATAGTAAGTATTCCCTAAATTTTCTGCAGATAAGTTGTCTTTCCTTATCCAGTCTGCATAATTATAAGAATTAGTCGGGCTATCATTACAGATAAATATACCGTTCTCTGCTATATTTCTATCTTTGAAATATAATCTATTATTTGAATCCAAATCAGAGGCTTGTATAACATCTCTATCGTTGATCTTATAAACTGTTGCTGTTCCTTGTATAGCATTAACAGTTGTAGCTTCGCCGTTTACATAAATTCTAGTGGTAGATACAGCGTTAAGTTCTGAAGATTCTGTACTTAACAATGTATACACAATATCATTATTATAATCAGAAACCATTGTAAATCTTGGTAACTCTACATAGGCTTCATCGCTAGGCGTGTAGTTTTCAAAGTCCTTTCAAAATAATGAAACCTTTGTAGTAGCACTTCTATACCAGTGCATAAAGTAACCAAGTTGTTCATATAGTTGTCTAGCATTTGCCTCTTGAGTTACTGATAAAGGAAAGCATTCAAGAACATTTTTATCAATGTTATAATTGCACTTATCTGCTATGAGGGCATTTAACTTTAAAAGTATGACACCGGGATCTGATTCATTTGAAATACTTGGATCCCATTTATAAGTTATCTTCTTAACTAAGTCTAATAGTTCAGGATATATACTATTGAAATCCCTTGACGTATAAGACATATTAGAAATTAAAGAACTATTACTCATCTACTCTCCTATGATTCTGAAAAATCAGTTAACTCAATTTTAAACAAATCTGGTTGCTGATCAATCATATTTATTGCATTTATCTCTGCATATAATTTAGTGCCTTCCCCAACAACTTTTATGTTTTTTCTTGTTAATTTAAGTTGTGGTATATAAGTAGTAATAGCTGTATATATCTCATCAATTACTATCTCTCTTAATAAAACACTGTTTTGTTGATATATTATTCTAAGTAAATTAGTACCATAATATGGGTCACCGAACAAACAATCTTTAGTAACTGTCTTTAAGATCAAATACAGATTACTATATGTAGCATCTTTGTTGCTTACTAGATTTATTCTATTGATTGACATCATATTAGGAAACGCTATTGAATAAAACATATAACTACCTAATCTGTATAAAAAACAATATCGGAACCGGGTCCGCCACCCTCAGCAATTTCAATAAAAACATTTTCCTGATTTATATCATCTAAATCTTTCTGAGCGCCGAATGAGGTATCGCCAGGTAAATTACAGTCCACTTTTACATTTAGTGATTGAGCATCAATGTTACAGGATGACGAACTATTTTCTCTTGATAAGCACCCAACTATTATTGGTTTATCTAATGAGTCAAGCTCAAAATCAACAAATACTATATCTCCTTTTCTTAGTGCCATAGTTATTCCTGGAGGAGAACATATAGCAGCAAGTGGTAAGTCAGGAAGCGGAGTAGCATAGGGAGAAGATTCTATCTGATGATATATTGGTATTCTTATTCTTGCCGCATATGAACTTGTAGCTTCTTCAACTATCGCTTTTGTTAACATTTAATTGACCCCTGCACTTAAATTTGCAGTATCCAATGACAAAGTAGCAACAACTTCACCATCTTTAGTTAGTTCGCTTACAAAATCAAGTTCACCCTTGGCATAATTCATACCATCATTCATGCTAATAATCTGCCCATCTGCCATATAAGCAAAATCATTTTCTATATGATCTACCCAAGATTTGTTACCCTGACTTAAAGTGGATTTACTATTTACCACTCTGGGTTTAGCTATTATTCTAGTTCTTTCTTCCATTTCTGTTGTAATAGCATCCTCGTCACCACCACATCTAACTAAAGATAAAGTAGTTCTATAACCTCTACTATCTACTGTATCAACTTGTTTTATAATGAAATATAAACCACTTGATATATGCCGTTGCCCATAGAAGAAAGCATTCACTTTTACATAAGTCATCAACATTGCTGGTCTTAACAAACCTTTAATAACTAGGTTTGCAGAAATAGGAAACTTGGTCATTTGTGTTCACCAAGTTTTTTGACTGGCAGTTGTTATGTACTGTGTATAAGATCTAGAATATGCTGGAGAATAATCAACTGTTATTCTACCGTTGTTATCTATATTGTAAGCGTATTGATCTTGATTAAGATTATCATTATATTCATACAATAAACTCCATGAATTATCATCTTTTAAATTAAATGATAAAACATTTGTTTCAGAAGGAAATCCAACATCTACTTCATAAACATCTTCATTATGAATTGTCTTTGTATTTGAATACATTTGCTTTATTGTGAAATAGGGTCCACCATATTCACCATAAGCATCCTCCTGTATTGTTAAATAATAACTAGAATCAGTAATGACATCGTCCCCAGTATCAGATTCACAAATCATACAAGTAACGAGGTAGTTTATATAGCTAAGAGGGTCTGTTCCTTTACTGCCCTCAATTTCAACCACCTTATCATTTGTAGCTATTCAACCATTTGCTACTGCTTGACTTCAACTCTTTATACCAGTAAAGGTTTCTTTTATATCCTTATCGTTCTCAATAAGTTCTCTTATAACTTCACTAGGTTTTGCTGTCCTTGGAGAGAATGTTTTTGCAGATGCAATCAAGCCAAGTGCAGTACTGGTGCATAATAAGGTATATCTTATTCTCCCAGCAGAAAAATCTACATCACTACTTAACTTAGTTATTATTGCTTCTTCTTCTTTATATTGAAAGTTAGGTGCATTAAAATCACCATAACTTATTTTTACTGTCCCATATCCAATTGAACTGAATATCTTATCTATTAAATTTGGATCGTTTCCTTTTTGTATTTGATAAACTAAGTTAATAGTATACTGATTAAGTTGACCATTAACTTTTGTTACAGTCATACCACTTATGAAATTAGGATAAGTAACATATACTTTCGATCCAATATTTTTGGTATTATATGTACCAAAAGTATATTCACCTACTTTTAAAATAATGAATGGACTTTCTATATTAGTAGGATAAGTTAATAAACTTGCTGATTTTGTTTGATTTAGTTCACCAGCATATTCTACCGTTCTTGGCCTTTTTACTAGAACTTGTTCTGTTACTGTTTCATAATCGTATTCTACCTTGGAAGGGGAATACGAACTTGCTGCTCCGAATGCGCTATTTATACTATTCTTAATCTGATCCGTAGTATAAGCACTAGTAACACCAGAACTACTATCTTCTGGTAATTGAATTCCTGGTGATGCAGAATCTGGAACTGCAGGATTATAAACGAAACCAAGGAATCTATATCCACCATCTTTAAGTCATTGACCTAGACTGCCTTTTCTTTTTCCTTGATTTCAAGAGTTACTACTTTTTAAAGTAACATAATCGTTTTTGTATTCACATACAGCAAAATCATAACCACGTTTTGGATCTACATGATTAAGATCTCCATACCCAGACTCAGAAGTAACTATTGATCCATCATCATTAATTTTTTCTACGACGGCTACATGGCCTGAAGAAGAGGAGCCTAATCGCCAACATATCAAAGCACCAAGTTTTGGTATTTTACCAACTTTAAGATTATACTGCCAAGCATCTTCATATAACTGTGGTGGATTGCCGGGAACCCTTTTAAAGGTATTTACTCCTAAAGAAGTCTTAAATTTTTCGGTTCCATACCCTATTTCATTAAATCTACCCCAAGCATAACCAACGCAGTTTTTAAGTACATTAGAATAGCTATGTTCACCGCTTCCGCAATAATTTCCTACAACGCAAGTAGAAATACCACCATTATCAACAGTATTCCAAAACTTGTTGTTTCTTGGAGGCATAGTAAGTCTTGGATGAAATTCATATTTAGTTGGTTCTTGATAAACATCAGTAGAATCATGATCTATTGACATTACTAATCTCCGTATTGTATGCTACTAAGAACAGGTATCTTTAAAACTGTACCTTTTTGTAAATTCATAAAAGGGTCTTGAAAATGATTAAATGAACATATTACCCAATACAATGTAGGATTGTTATAAAATGCTAAGGCAAGATTATCAAAAGTGTCCCCACTTTCTGTTACATAATAATTAAACTGAGTATCGTCTTTTAAATATTGAGTAGTTCCACCTACCCATTTATCATCTATATTATGATAGTAGATAGGAAATGAAGAGTATCTTGATATTCCAATATATTTTTTGTATTTTTTATTACTTAAAACTCCGTCCATTTTCTATTCCTATATCCTACTAGACCTTCTTCCTTTGTCTTGATTATATGTTTCTACTCTATCCTGAACAGATATCTTAGTAGATGCCCCCATATAACTAGTATTACTCATCTTAGATTCTACAGTATTTCTAATATTAGATGGAACAACATCTCCATATACAAATCTCTCTAATGTTTTCGGTAAACCTCTGAATGAACCCATCTTCATTACATCAGATGCTTGATAAGGTTCAACTTCACTAACATTGAACCCTATTGTTACATTGGCATATCTATTCATAGATTCATTCCTTGACCCATCGGCATTTACGCCATATATAATAGGAGGGGTATAAGAAACTGTTACTGCACCATTTACAACACCCTTAATAAATATATCGTCTCCATTCTTAACTGCAATCATAGGTGGATTAACCATCTTTAATGCCATTTCGTATTCTGGTAGTGCTGATGCTTGAACAGCTTTTATCATGTAATCTACATAATCTTCTCCAGCATCTGGTTTAACGTTACTGATTTGATAATTTATCTGGGACATCATATCTCTTCTAAGATTAAATTCAAATTGTATAGTTCTTGGTCCCGAACTAACATAGGAGTAAATTGGAGCAGATCTAGTTAAAGGAGTTTCTGATTGAAAGTTAGCCATTAGTGTATCTGATGCTGAATCCGCAAAAGAGGGCATAACTATGATTTCATTTGTATGAAATAGGTATATAAAGTTATCAATAATAGGATATTTGATATCTAGTGACATTCTAGTTTCCTTTTATTAAAAAGTTTTCTATATCAGCATCTACATAACCAATTAGATCCTGTGTTTTGTTAAAATATTTATCATATATTATTTTT